TTTTTTTATATAAACGATTTATTACATCAATGATCCATGAATTAATAATAACTATTGTAAAAATTACAAACAAAGCTACAATATTTTCATTAGAAGCTATATAAGGTATAAACGAACTTCGCACAATAAAAAATATAATTAGAGCGAATGCAATTGCCCAAATAAATTTTAACATCAATTCACCTCCTCTAAAAAATACAAAAGTAATTTTAAAATATAACTATTCTGTTTTGAAAATAAGATTCCTTTTAGTATGTAATAAGAATTATAGAAAGGGGTTCCAAAAAACGGATATTTTTTGTTCCGCATATCCATGATGAGCACTTTATTGTTTTGGTTTGGGGACAGGTTTCCATTGTTTAAGTTAGTTAGGGAAAGAATGTCATGCCGACCTAACAAATTTAAAGGTTCCAAAAGCCTTTATGTATAAGGTGCATTTGAGTAGGCAGCGCATAAGTTTGCATCCCAACTTCAGCGTACAGCTTTAACTATCCATAATGCTCATAATTCGTTTCTTTATTTTGTTAGTTCGTCCTAATAAAAATTTATAAAAAAAGTAACCCTTCGATCTTGGGTTACTTTCTCATTTGCTCTTTGCTTTTTATAATATCTTCTTTGAAATACAATCGGTCTCGTGACATCTCTTTAATTGGTTTCACTTTTTCCTTCTGTACCATTACATTTAAGTTTTGGCGTGAACAACCTAAAATTTCTAATGCTTCCGAAGTATTCACGATTTCATTTTGAATAAAACGAATTAAGTCGTCTTTGGTTTCAAATTTATACATTCTTTTTCTCCTGCTTTTCCTTGATATAGGTAGTTACTAAATTAAACACCATCATTACAAATGCAAGTATACACAGTACGATGAAGATATAATCTAATGTTTGTAAATCGTTGTAATCAATTTGATATAAGATGTATCCTAAAATAACAAGAATTGGTATGTTACTAAAAATGACTTTTTTCATAAAATATAGTGTCATGTGATATAATCTTAGGTACAAGAGAGGTTTCCCTCTCTTGCGGTGTCTTACTCAGAGTCGTTTTCTTGGCGGGAGCGACTCTTTTCTTTTTCTTCCTTGATTTTGTAGTAAATATCAATTGTGTTTTTAACACCGGAAGAAAGTTGCGAGTAAATTGTTATGAACGCTGTTATCGTTCCTAAGATTATCATCCAATCCACTTTGTTCACCTCCTTTTCTTTATACTCTTATTATAGCATTTTATTTGACTCACGTCAAATAAAATAGGCTAAATTATAGAAAAAACTCCATTTTTTTACGTGAAATAAACAAAAAAAAGGGCATGCCCAAACTTGGGCATACCCTTTTTTCTACTTCACATACACATAGGCTTCATTTGCAGTTATATAGTATGTTACGCCTTTGTTGTTTAATTCATTTATTGTTGTTAGGACGGCACAGCCATAAAACTATAAAAGTCGATAATTATAACATTTGTATGGGTCCTCATAGTAATTAACTTTAGGACTATACCCGGTTTGACAAATGGATGTAAAAGGAATGAAGAATCCATCCCAAGTTATAAAACCATTACCAACCTCAGTACCATATATTGTTACGTTTATCGGTCTATTTTGACAATACATTTTATATCCCTCATTTTTCTTAGTTTAACAACTATATATTCACCAATCTTGTACAATGAAATAATAAATTTTCAGATGAATAACATACAAGGTTCCTTTAATAGGATAGTTAATAATCCAATTAAATTAGAGGTGATTAAATTGATTTATCCTCATTTAAGAGGGAGTACATCTCCAGTTGTAATGCTTGGTGGAAATGTAAAGGAAAATGATAAACATAACCGCTGTAATTGTGATGGTGGGCCATGTAGTTCATATAATCACGGGAAATCATATATGGCTTTTGATTATAATCATGGAAAAGGTCCTGGAAAATACGACATTATTATTACTGTTCAACGTTATGGAGAAGAATATTATGGAACCGATAAAGATGCATGGTATAGATTCCAGCATGCACCCAGTACTTATACAGGTAATAGGACACCGAAACTTGGTGGTCCAGGCGCTCCAGGAAGGGAGTTTTATTTCTTCAACGGGAACAATCAAACACCAGGTTTGCGTACAGGTGCGATAGGGGTGGAGATTTTTCATAAAAATGCAGAGGAAAGTTTTAGTTGGGCATTATGGTATTTAAACGATGGCTTTCCTTCCCTTGATTGGGGAAGAGAGTGGTATAGATGTGGTCAAGATTATCAATTTTGGTTTGAAGATGCATGATGAAATTATAGTAAAGCCGACTATAAAGTCGGCTTTTTTCTACTTCACATACACATAGGCTTCATTTGCAGTTATATAGTATGTTACGCCTTTACTGTTGTGTACTTTGTATTGTGGTGAACCATTAACAGATACTTTAGCATCAATAGTAAATCCGAGCCCTTCATCTACAGTTCCTGCTACATCTTTGTCAGACCAAGAAGCAGAATCATAGAAACGAAGGTTGTCCACTTTAGAAACAACACGTTTACCTTCTACAGAACTTGAAGCAGTTGTTTGTTCCCCTTGATATTTAATGTAAGATGGGTTGTTATAAATCCATTGGTTACCGCCAAGATTTAACCAATCACCTTGTTTTCCCCATACTTGATACGCTTCACCTTTGTTTAATTGACGGATAACACCATGATTTGTTGATGGTCCACTTCTTAGGTTGACGTTAAACCCTTCAATATAAGCTACTCCTGTTGCGCCTACAACGTTTTGAGATGGCTCTTGTGGTTTTGGTTTAACTGTAACTGTTGCGCCTTCATACGCCTTTTGTACGTCCGCTCTGAATTGTGACTCTGATACACCATGACTGCGAAGATAATCAATCGGATCTTCATGGTCAGTTCCACCTAATTTGTAAGTGATATCTTTATGTGTCCATAAACCCTTGCTTGGATGAATTCCTTTATCTTTTAAAATCTTAGCTAATAGTTTTACATAACGCTCATAAGAAGATTTAAATTTATCTGGGTTGCTAGTTTCAGAAAGTTCTACGTGAACAAATCTTTTATTTGCAGATGGTCCAGCACCGTAAGCAACATATTTTGTATCGGCAATTTGAACTGTTTCGTTCCAATCTACAGCATAATGTACAAATGCATTTCTCCATGTTCTAGCTTCATAATTTCGGATGTTAATTGCTGGTGCTTCTGGTGTTGCAGTACTATGTGCAACAACGCCTTCATAAGCGCCCACACTGTAGCGATATGCTTGTTTCGGTAAGTCTTGGATGATTAGTACTCTATCGGCAAATGAAGCCGTAGCAAACGAAAATAAGAGTAATAGAGTCATAAATAATGAGCTAAATAGTTTGATTGGTTTTTTCATTGTGTATTTTCCCCTTTTTGCCAAACAAAAAGAGCACCGTCTTTTGACAATGCTCTCCTTATGTAAGGCGTGTATTTTTTATTTGGTATTATGTTTTTCTTTTCGTGCATCACTTCTTTGGATTTTTGCTTGAATTTCGGATGCTACACTTTCTAATAACCATGCAGGAATCCATTTTTCCCAGCCAATTCTTGCACAGTTTGCTGTGAAACTATTAAAAACTACTCTTCTGAAATCATAGTGCAGCGACAATGCGGATGAGCTGGCGGACACATCTTTCCATTACTAAATAGATCATCAATATCTACCGTTTCCCCATGTAAACCACCACATTCTTTACAAACACGCTCATCGTTGCCTGTAAGCCATGTTTTCTTGTTTCTATTTGCGCCCTTATAAGCAATTAAATTACCGTAATTCATTGCATATGTTGTTTCTGTACGTGCAATCATCATTGCTCTGTAGTTGCTTGCTTCTGACATTACATCTGCAATAGAAACACTTAATGCATCAACACCCATTCCCTCACTAAGATTCTTTAACATTGTTTCTCTTAATCTATCTTTAGTAGTTTCATGGATTCCCTTTGCTAATTCGAATGCGTAAGCAGCAACCCATTTTGCAGCGACGTCACCAATTGGATCTAGTACCATCCAAGTTAGTCCGTTTGATGCAATGGTACTTTGTACAAATTCTGTTACATTATCCTGCAGAGTGTCCGTGACTTCATCGACAAACATTTGTCGTTCCTCATCCCAATCAACACTATCCAGAAATTCATCAACTTCTGCTTCTGCAATTACAAGATCAATCTCTTCATCTGCTTTATTAATACGAATTACGGGAAGCAGGTTTAAGAGCCTTTTTCCCTGCTCTGAAAAAAATCAGCTACCTTCTTTTGCATAGCTTTCTCTATTTCTTCATGCTTTTCCCTAAATGCATTAATAGCAATTAAGTTATCCTGTTCGTTATCTGCAGCTTTTGCAATTGGTTCTATTTGAGAAACGGATGGGCCACCTTCAAAAAATGTATCTCCATCCGCTACAGGTTCATAACCTACTACTTTACGAGATTCATTCCGTGTTAATATACGTTTTTCATAACCATCTGCCGCATATTGCATATCAGCTTCACGATCATCTGTATCAATTTCGTTTAATTTGAAATGCCAATCTAATCCACCGAGTATTTCAGCAAATACACGGAACAATTGATAGTTTAATCGATGTTCTAATATTCCTTGTCCAGGCTCAATAATAGAACGCTTGTACATCTCGTTCATTTCTTTAGCGGTTGTTTGTCCTAACGAGCCTGTCATAGCCCAGCCGATACGATAAGGCGGCACACGATGAGCCACACATATCTCCATTGCGCTATCCTGCTTATATAAACGAAAACTGCCTTCTTTTACATCTGGACTAACTTTTTCTAATCTAGCTTTTGCCCCTGGCGGTACGGGGACAACGGCCAATTTATGATGTTCTCCTTTTGTTTCTGCAGAGAAGAATGCTTTTAGTTCATTTTCCGTTCCATCATCTATTTCATCAACGCCCTCAAGAAATAGCAGAGCATCCGGAATTGTCTTTCCTGTAAAGAAGTTAATATTGTAATCTCTTACTGCTTGAGATCCAACTATCGAGCCAATAGAACTAACATAATTAGGTATCCCATAATAAGAAGAACGAGAACCGAATTTACGAATAACAATTACTTCTCCAGCTTTTTCTGTTCCGCTTTCTGCAACATCCTCTGCATTTATCGCCCTACCATCAGCAAGACGGAAATCATCGGGATAATTGAACTTTTTAAACCATCGTTCTTTGTTATTTACAATTTGAGCAAATCGGATTTTATCCTTATGAGCACGAACCGTATGCGCCGGAATATGGTACAGTTCCGATGGTTCGTTTTTTTGATTCCGAACAACTTCGATAATCCCCCAGCCAACAGTTTCATAATCATCCCATACAGCTCTAAGAATTTCTGAACTCGTCATTTCTGGATTACAATTCCGCATAAATTCTTTTAACCTTTTATATTGCTCCTGGTTCGCTTCTTTCACTTCTTCAAAAGGAGCAAAGTCGAAACCAACACCTGCAATATCATCGACTTTTGCGCTAATACAAGCAGAATGGATTGGATTACTTTCCTTTATTTCCAACAGCACTGACATATCATAAGGTGGTTTAACCAACCCTTTATCGCCATATATTTGCGCGAATGGATCTACAGTCATTTGCTTACTGTTGTCTTCCCTATTTTTTGGGTCATCTGCTGCTTTATTAATACCAAATACTTTTACATTCTTAATGGTTTTCTTGTTGCTCATATCGTTTGTGTCCTCCTTTCTTCTATTAATAGAGAGCAAAAGAAATAGCCGAACAATAAATGTTCGACTACACTCTTTTAACCTTCCCACCCATAACTACTTTCGGTTTATAGAAGGCTAGAACTATAGCATCTGCTCTATCGGGTGATTGCAATCCGCGTTTCTTCATTTCTTCTTTTCGCTCTAATGCAATCTTACCTCTACTTGTTATTCTGTATTTACGGCTAGAAAATTGAGAAATCATTTTTTCATCATTTGGAATCTCCATTGTAGGTTCTTCACCCTGTATAAATGCTTTCATATTCTCTTCAAGTAAATCTCTTACTACGGCCCAACCTTCTGCACCTGCATTATCATAATGCTCATCATCAAGCGGCTTCCCATTGTTCACAACCGGATATACTTTGAATGGTAATCGTTCAGATTTAATAACTTCTTTCAATCTGTCCGTAACACCACCACCAACACCACTATCATCGACTTTTATATCTACTCTTTTTAACTGCTTGTACTTTGCCATGTATTCCTTAGCTAATTTCAATACATGACCAGCAGTTTCCATAGTATCTTGTTTATAGTGGTTTAATAATTTAAAGACTTTATTTCCTATCCTTGGAGCAATTACAGTTTCATCATCACCAAATCGTGCAACGTCAACACCTAAGTCAAGTGTTTCACCAGTCGGCTCCACTTTACAAGATGCTGCTTGCTCTACAATTTCTAACGGGATAAATGCATCTGCTTCTGCTTTAGGAAATTCACCAAGTACACGTACACGCCAAACATCTGAACCCTCACCATATTTCTTTTTCAATACTTCTATATTGTCTTTACTGGTTCGAGGGCTATCTAAGCTAGAGACTTTATGTATTTTATATAAATCTCTGTCACGATTATGAGAATCATAAAATACACCGCTTGTTCTTGTTGGGTTTCCGCATAAAAACAATTTATTTTCTGCGCCAGATAAAGTACCGAGTATGGCTTCCATAATAGGATCTGCTATACCAGAAGCTTCATCACATACAAATAACATATAATCTTCGTGGAAACCCTGCATATTCTCCGGCTTCGTTGCTGTTCTAGCAGTAGCAAACCAACGTTCTTCACTACCAATCATGTATACTCGTGTTTTAGTCCATTTAAGAAGATTTTTAACTGCACTTCCTTCTAACCATTTGGCTATTTCGGCCCAAAGTACAGTAAATAACTGTTCCTTTGTAGGGGCTGTACATATAACTTTTGGATTCGGCCTACAGCAGAGGAACCAGATAACAACGACTGACTCAAGACCTGTTTTACCAACACCTTGGCCAGAACGCACTGAAACCTTTGGACTTTGTGCCAAATCCATAAGAACTTTTCTCTGCCATTCATCCGGATAAAAACCAAGCATATCCTCGGCAAACGCAACTGGATCATCCCAATAAACATCGATAATCTCCATAAATTCACTAAAAGCCGTATTACTCATTAACTTCAGCTTCCTTTTGTTTACGTCTGCGCTCTGCTATCTTCATAAGAGACTCTTTCCAGTCTTCTGTATTCTGATTAGTATCACCATCAACTTTAATAGCAGCGATCTCTTTCTTGAGTTTCTCGATTCTTAGTTTTTGTTCTTCTGTATTAGCTAATCTATCGTATTTTTCAATTAGATTTACTAGCGTTGACATTGCTTTCGATTGAGCATTTAAGAAACTAGCTTGCTTATCCCAAGCAAATTGAATTTCCCACTCTTCCTCATAGCCACTTTCCGTAAGTTTGTTTTTCCGCAGTTCTTTGGTCATGTCTTCGTTGTCTTTAACAAACATAATACGTTGAGCATGAATGATTTGAGTGTACTGCAGCATAATACTGTCCCAAATGATTGTTAAGGAATCGTTTTTAACCGCTTCTTTTAATTCTTCTTTTAAATCATATATTTCTTGCGGCAAATACTTTCTATACAATCCATGACTAACAGCATTACCATTACGAAGTGGAGCAGCGCCACCAGAATTACCAACAGCATTCTTATTACCCTTTTTGGCTCCACCACGATTGTTTATAGCATTCTTATTACCCTTGGGTGCTCCTGGTTTCTTTTTGGAGTACTCCGTATCTTTCTTTGGAGTACTCCGTTCATTTTTATGGAGTACTCCATTTAATTTGTCTATCCATCCATCTTTGGATTTCCATCCGCCAACCGTTTTTTCACTTACAGTTTTTTCGGATGTAGACAACAATTCGGCAATTTTACGATTCGTAATATCACCGTTATGTTCTTTAAATATTTCATACGCTTTGTTACGGTCTGGACTTCGTTGTCTGGCCATAATTACATAACACCTGCCCCCTTATCCAATTGTTTGCACTTCCTTCTCTAAACACTCAATGCATATATGAGCATTATCCGTATTTGCTTCACGGAGATATGTTTTATCAAAATGAGTAATAGTTAATGGCATTTTTAATGTCCACATGCACGGCTCATTACAAACAGAGCATGTAGGAACGTTTATAGTTTCTTCTTCCATTTACACCACCTCACGCTAATTGCTTTACAAAATAAAAAAGCAGCGAATTCGCTACTTTAAATTTTTCGTATTTTTTTCTTTTTCATTTATGTATCTATATAAAGTGGCCCTTGAAACATTGAACATCTTACAGACATCAACTTTAGGTAATCCTTGTTCAACCATTTTTAGCATACCCTCTATCTGTTCCGGAGTATGAGCACGTTTGCGACCACCTTGTTTTCCTCGTTCTTTTGCAGCAGCCACACCACTAACAACACGTTCATTAATAACCTCGCGTTCCATTTCAGCCATTGCACCAAATATATGAAATAAAAACCTTCCCATTGTTGTAGATGTATCAATACCATCTTTAATAGAAACAAAGTGAATTTCCTTATCATTAAATTCTTGCAATAAATTAACTAGCTGGTGCATGGTTCTTCCTAAACGATCTAACTTATAAACAACCAATGTATCACCTTTACGAAGTTTACCAAGCAGTAGTTGAAGTTCTTTTCTGTCTTTTTTAGCTCCACTTTCTTTTTCCGTTACGATTTCTTCACAACCATAACGGTTTAGTTCATCTAATTGCATATCTAAATTTTGTTTTTTAGTAGAAACCCTAGCATATCCGAATATCATGCACCATCATCCCTTGTTATTTGATATAAAAAGTGTATCAAATTCCTGTATCAAAATCAATTATTAATTGAGACATAGTTTTGAGACATTTTCTATACCGTTTTTATAGGATTTAAGGCTTATATATTAAGTGTCTCATAATGTTTTGTTTTTGAGACACTAGTTTTCGGACTAACGCAGTTGCAATCCACTTAAAATACCATTAATTAGTTCAGTTTCTTTTTCATTGGATTGAGTTAGCAATTTATCGATAACTTTCTGATCAGAATAAGCTAACAAAAATGAAGATATATAAGCTAATGCATTTACATATTCTGTAGCATCTTTACTATCATTATTTGCATGAGCAGTATATTGTACATTTGACAATACCATCACCCCTTACAATATTTGGGTTGTGTTGAGTTTGTTTCGTTTAATTGGGAGCATTCAAACCATACTCTAAATCTCTCATTATCTAAAATCCACGTATTGCCGACCTTTTTGGATTCAATAGCACCTGCTGCACATAGATTCTTTATATGACCAGGAGAAAGGCCGCTAATAAGATGAGCATCATTAACACCAATAACATTATCTAGCGCTGCATATGGTTTCAAATTAACATCTTCCCATTTAACACCATACATCCCTATACCCATTTCATTCATTTTTGTTTTATCTGTCATTCTCTCTAAATGATCCAATACAATATCATTAATTAATTCCCATGTAACTGCATCAGATAAAACTCGTGTCTTTAACTCTGCTGTTAAATCATTTAATAATTCTAATTCCATATGTATCACCTCATAATAAATGCAACACGTTTGCGCTTATCTTTCCTTAACAACAAACAAGACACCACCCAGATCACGGCAGCGCCTGTTCTAATTGCTATACACATGTTTGTTCTAAAAATAAAACATCCCTAATGGACACATCATAAGATTAGTAACCGTATTTTCTGTTCGTTAATTATTATGTTTATAGGCCTAGATTGTGCACATCTATATTCAGTGAGCGCATACCCTATTACATGAATACTACTTTAGGAGTGATTATATTATGAATCCTTTACCGACGAGGATTGTTGTAGCTCCAGCTTCTGCTTGGCAACATTTACCTCAATATCCTTCATATGGTCAATATGGTATGCAACCTGGGCATATCCCCTTTACTCCTACAATTGCGCCTTCTCCTGTAATATACCAATATCATTATATTTTTCCAGCATTATATTTCCAAGAGTTTCACGGTACATTTAACATCTAATCTAAATAGAAAAATATCCGTTATCTGTACCATTGATGAGTCAATTCATGTTATACCTAAAACAGTATTTAAATACGTTTAATGTGTAATTTCTATATAACAAAGAAAAAAGCACCCGTTTTGGATGCTACTGTTTAATTAATACTACTCTTGGTTTATTTCCTTCATACGGATCAATAACTCTATTCTCTTCAAGACGATCAATAATCTTTTCTGCACTAATATAAGCAACTCTAAATCTACATTGAATCCGAGTTACTTATGCAGCTTGTTAGCTTCTTCTATAATGTTTCCCTGCAATTTCATCACTTAAATGTGTTTCCGTCATATAAATTCTACCTCCCACACAAATAATAAAAAGCGCACGAATGGACGCTTTGATATAAATTATTAATTTATACTTCAATTACGGTAAATGAAGTTTTATCCTTCTTCCAATCACCTAATATTGCTGCATCAATTTGTTTGCACTTTATTAAGTAACTGGAAGAAGAGCAAAAGCTCTCCTTAATAACGGTATCATTCAACCACTACCATCTGCTGGTTTCGGATTTTATGTGTCGTCATTACGAACCGTTTAGAATTTTAAAAACAACATAGCGAGTTGTGTTTTCCGCCACTTCCCACAATACAAATATAACACGTTAATTCCAAAATAACCGACACATTTCCTGCCAAAAAGCGGTCATAACTCTGCCAATAATATTAAATTCCCCATCACTACTGGAAATAAGTTGCGATGAAGAACTTCTCTATAATTCAGTGTTTCTTATGTTACAACTGCCTGTACACCTTTTGTTTAATGTTAATAAGATATACAGAAAGTACTTTTAATAGGAGATGATTTTATGTCCAGTTATAAATCAACATGTCATCAAAGAAAAAATACGATTACTACAGGACCTTTTCTAGTTCCAGTGAATGCTGCGGTTGGACAACCAAATAATAGGCTTGTAATTATCCTTAAGAATCCAACAAGACAATCGCTAGAAGCTGATGTGGTAATCGAGTTTTGTCCTCCTGTACAAATCTCAGTTGAAGGTACACCACTCCCCTTTATAACTACTGAGAATGAAAGACCTTTTCTCGAAGGGCTTGGTCTAACAATTATACCTCCAATGAGTTGTACTCGATTAGAATTTGATATTAGTTCTTTTGTAAACGGAATCCTTCATGTTAAATCTACAGGTGATTATTTAGTAGGAGAACGTCCATTACGTGGAAAACTTGAAATTGAAGTTGTTGGTGGATCAGGCCTTTCTAATCCTACAAATCCTGGTCTTTCCGTTGCAGATCCTTCTATGGTATTCCATTTTGCTGATTTCATAGTTTAAAAAATAGTAATAATTTAATCTATAAGTATCAGTTACACTGTCTAAGACACAAGTACAGTCCCCTACTAAATTTCATATCAATTACATTTCTCACATCGTTATTCTAAGTTTTGTAGCATCTATACTTTTCACTTTAAATATAAGATTAATGTTGGGACATCGTCATGAGCATATAATTCATTTGGTAAATCTAAATTCTCCTAACGATGTCCCAATTATTAATTAACCTCATAAAATTTGCTCTACTGACTTACCCATATCTTATATTGTGTGTAACTGACTCCTTCGCTGAATCCCTTGCTATCAGTGATTTCATTTAACTTTCTCTTTTGAGTTACACAGTACGAAATTTATGAGTAACTGTATTGGGATACGACCACATGGCTATCAAGCTAAGCTTATACAACGTTAATTATAGTAGAGGTTGTTTCTTTTTTTAAAGGCTAAGTATAGGGAATTTAAAGATTTGCGTGCGAAATAAACCCTATCGGGTTTCATTTTTTGAATTAGGCCGCTTGATTATCAGACAGGGTACAATTGTAAACGACACCTAATATATCAAAGACTGTTTTCTTCTCATACCGATGAGATTTCCGCCCGTTTTGCTGTTGGAGTTTGAACAGGCGAATGAGAATCTTTGATAGTTCTTGGGTGTCTTTCTGTATGGCTTGATAAATAAGAAGAAAATAATCTTTAATCATATATATGGCCTTATATTCACTCAGTTCTCGTTTCTTTTTCATAAGAAGTAATTGACGCATTTGAAACATAGTAGAAGAACAGAGTAGAATGGCGATTAGTTGCCCATACAAATGGCATTCCAAACTTTCTTGTTTTATCTTTTTACAATGATGAATATGAAAGAATGATTTCCATGTTTTAAATAAAATCTCGATTTGCCAACGTAAAGAGTACCAATCATGTACTTGTCCCATCGGGACAATATCTGTAGGGATGTTTGTCATATATACATTGATACCACTGAGACGTTTACTACGAAGGGAATATTTCATTCCTTTCTTTTTCTCTCTTAAAACTTGATTTTGCAATCGTTTTTTTGTTGTTCTTTTGTTAGCCGATGAACAATCACACGAGTTGGTACTTTATCAGTCATTCCTACATAAGCATCGGATATTTCATAGGTTTGTCCTGGTTGGAGAGAGTTCATTAATACCTCCATATCTATCTGTATATACTCTGTACCTTTCTTTATTCTTCCATCTTGAAAATAATCAGGTGTGGGATTTTTTTGATAAATACGTGTATTGGATTTAATACGAGAGATATAATAAGCTTTTTTATCTTGTATATGTTGAAGGTCTTTTAAGTGAAAATATCCTAAATCACGGATACATAAATCATTCGGTGTCACAGTTGGGACACACAGAGAACCATAGGTTCGATCATGTTGCTTACCTGGACCTGTATGGATATGTAGGAATTGTCCGCTTAACAGGTCATATTCAAGTTGAATTTTCATCCCAGCAGTATGGCTACATCCTCCCGCCCCAGGATAAATGGATGAAAATATATCTGGAAGCTGAAACGCAGTTGAATCTAAAATACGAATACGTTTGAAAACAGAGGTGTATGGAGAAGAAATTCGCATAGATGAAGTTAATTTTTTATTTAGAAGGTTAGTCAATATATGTTGTAAAAACTGAACGGCTGATTTATTAAACCGTTGGTTCAGTCCTTCGGGACTGATGAGTACTTCTGTGGATGCTTCTAAACAGCTAGATAATTGAGCTAAAGAAGTTGTAGCGATATTTTGACTCATCCATATACATAAAGCAACATCTCTAGCAAGGTCTCGTAAAACATCTGGAGATAAAAAGCTTTGAATCTCTTGAGCAAATAGTTGTAATTCATCAGATACAGAAATAGCCATACAAAAACGCCATCCTTTCCTATGATTCTACAGAAAGAATAGCGTATTTGTTAAGTGACAATAAAGTTGTTTAATTCTTATTGGACTAACACGCAGTTTAGTGCAATAAGCAAAGGTAAGAGAGAATTCCAACCTTTACCTTATTTTAACTTTAGCTCTAGTATAGGGTATGGACGTCCAGAAGAATCTGTTTCCGTTTCATTTACTATAAAAAAGCCATTATTAATATAGAATTTAGTTGCACTCTTATTGTCTTTATTTACATCAACGGATGTAATATCAAAGTCATTAATTAAAGAATTAATAATAGCTTTACCGTATCCTTTACCTATTTTATTAGGTTTTAAAAATAACATTTCTAAGTGTTGTTTATTTATAGCAGAAAAGCCAATTAAATCCTCTTTCTCATACCATAACTGGACATTAAGATGTGGGAAATATGAGGGTATTTCTTTTTTAAACTCTTCTCTATCGGTATCTCTTAAAAAGTGATGAGTAGCTAAAACCGACTCTTCCCATATATTCAAAATTGTATTATAATCTTTTTGATTTGCTTTTTTATATATCATTAATATCTCTCCTTTAGTTTTAAATTATCAACTCCTTCCCAATAAGTATTTTATGATTTTCATGTTATATAGCCACGAACTTAAAATGTTCATTAATAAAACCTCCAAATAAACATTTATTTAATTAAATTACAATATCAAATATTTATTAATATCTTTAAATGGATAGAAATTAAACAACTTTAAGGAACTTTATTACGATACATTGTAGCAAAGTTCTTGTATTTTTCATATCTAAGTTCAATAACTTTATTATCATTTTACAGTATTTTTTCATTTTAGGGGGTATTTTGTTTTTTAGCTTGATAGCGATGTGGCGATACCCCTAGATTTAAAAAGAAAAAAGCAATGATTAGATTTTAAACCTAGTCATTGCCTTATCCATTGCATCTTGATTTATACCTATATAACGTAATGTGACCTTCTCTGACGAGTGATTGAATATCTCCATGAGTAATGCTATGTTTTTCGTTTGCATGTACATATGATACCCGTACGTCTTTCTTAAGGTATGTGTGCCTATTTCATCTAATCCGAATTCTGCCGCTGCTCCACTTAATATCTTATATGCCATGCTACGACCAATCGGACGATTCCTACCTTGTCTACTTTGTAATAGGTACTCATTATCTTCTCTTTTTTCAATAAACCATTTAAGTTCTCTTTTCAGTACTACAGTGATTTGTATTCTTTTCTGTTTCCCTGTTTTCTTTTCCCTCATAGAGATATGACTCCCTTTGACATCTCCTACCTTCAATTTTAAGATGTCAGAGATTCTCAGGCCTGTATTGATTCCCATAATGAATAAAATATAATTTCGTACACTCTTCTTTTTAAAATACTCTTTTAACTGCTGTATTTGCTCTGGATCACGTATCGGCTGAACAAAATTCATTATTCATTACCTCCAGTTTCTTCAGTCTCA